ATAATTTTTTATCAGAATCATATCCTAATAAATAAAGATTGATAGCAAATGGATTATTCTTTTCATTCTCATTAGAAGTTTTACCTAATAAGAATTTTTGAAGTTCATCTTTAATTGCTTTTCTATCTGGCTCTTCTTCTTCGGGTTTGTTTACAAATGATTCTACTAAATCAGTAAACTCATTAAGAACGTTAGGTGAAGCTAAAATAGAAGATGGTGAATTGTTATCCAATGTACCATCTGCCGTAGCGTATGCTTTTGCAATCGAACCAAACTTAGTTGGCATCGATAATGCTCTTACTTGATAATCTTTAGCAGTTACTGCTCTATTTTGTGAACCGAAGTTAGCCAATGCGTTTTGTCTAATCTCTTCCATTGTATCACCACCCTTACCACCAGTTGCAGGAACCTCATTATCTACTGCGATAGAGTTTTTAGCTGCATTGTATAATCCTAATTGTGTTGGATTAAATTTGGTTAAATCTTCTTCATACTCAACTCCATTGATTTGAGTAATAGTACCTTTCTTTACATTTGATTCTACACCACCACCAACTAAATACTTTACAGTTATAGTTGTATTAGATGGAGATGTTCCATATGTTTTAGTTTTTAAAAAGTTAGTTGGGTCAAATGATTCTTCTAATTTAGAAATAGAGTTAGGTAATCCTAATCCAACATTTTTAAATGAAGGAATAATTGTTTCTTCACTAACTGTTGGGTCTCCACTACCAAACTGAATGGTTGTTGTACTATTTGGATTAACTTGCTTAACAAATCTACGAGATGTTTTAAGTGTATTTAAAATATATGGTGTTGTTGATTTGAATTGATAAAGGTCTGGGTCATTATTCTCAGTATTTGGATAATCCACAAATACCAATTCTTGTGCTAAGTAAGGTACTTCATAGAATTTGTTTCCATCAGAATCTCTTACATCATAGATATCAATAATATTCGTATCCCCTAAATCAATACTTTGAAATTCTTCATATGCACCAAATGATACTTCTTCCGTTTTTATATCAGCAGAAATACATTGTACTAATTTTTTTATTAAGTAAAATGTGGTTTCTCCACTTACACCATCTCTTTGGTATATGGAAATTTCTCTATCAGTATCATCGTTAAAATCTACTACATCTTGTGTAACAAATTGTACACCATTTGTAGATTCAACTCTCATACCTTCTTTAATTCTTAATAAATAAGTTTCATCATATGTGTTATCACCACCAGTTCCAATAGATGGAACTAATTGATAAACTGAAAGAGTTGTTACTGCTGGTGATGTTACTTTTGGTTTATATCCCAAGTATTGTGAAAGTGCTATCACATTCTCAATATCATCAGCATGAGTCATTAATGATTCTTTTAAAGTATCATCAACATAATACGAAAGTGAATCACCAACATAAGATGCCATTTCAATGAACATCATACCCGGTGATGATTCGTTAAAGTCTGAATATGTTTGTGGGAAATAAGTTTTAGCAAACTCAATCAGATTTCCTCTAAATTGAGAAAAATCTTTATTAAGGTACTTTATATCTTTACCCTTATTCTTAAAGTTCTTTGATGTTTTTGTAATTGCCATATCTTATTATCCCTGTACTGTGAATGTTAGAGTTTCCAAATTAACATTTTCACCTATTCTAAATTTAATCGAAACATTTAATTTATTGTTATCTCTCAATTCATCAGTTGATTCAATATCAATCTCTTCTGCCGTAACATAAGGTAACCATTGTTCTAAACTCTCGTTTATAGTATCTTCTATTCTACCTTCTAAATCATCTACATTTTGTTCAAACAATAATGATTGTAAACCACTACCAAATTCAGGTTGTAAAATACGTTCCCCCTTTTTAGTAAGTAGAAGATTTTTAATATTTGATTTAACTTGGTCTTTGGTTAGGAAAGATTGTACAAATGTATTCTCACCAAATGTTAATGGTAAGGTAATGCCAATTGCATAATTTGCAAACTCTTTGGTATCCTTTACAATTTTTCTACCTAACTCAACTGCCATAATTTATATTACATTCCTGGTCTCCAAGGACCTTTCTTTTTTTCTACTGCTTTCAATATTTGTCTATAATCTTTATTTAACAATTTATCCATTCCAGTATTTCCAGTTTGAACTGGTTTTTGTCCGTAACCCATTTGTTGTGCTATATTTGATGCACCTAATGTGTGTACTGAGTTTGAATCAAAGTTCATCGTACCAGATGATACTTCAGTTGGTGCCCCAGCATATGGTGGAACATCAGTTCCACTTCTTTGTTGTACGTTAAAAGGTTGTGTTTGTGCCAACACCTCATTTATTGCTGGATTCTTACTAAATGTTTTTTGTGGTTGAACTGATTCTTCCACTACATTTGAATCCATAAATGTTGGTTGTTTTGGTGTAACAGCTTCTTTAAGTTTTTTGTTTTCTTTCAATAACTTAGCCATTTCTTTCTTAACACCTTCTTTAACGAGTTTGGGAAGAATCACTTTGATTTCCTCCTTAACTATAATTTGTATTGCTTTTACTAATTTATCAGTGTCCATTGTATAAAATGTTTTCCTTTCTATATAAATATTTGTTTTATTGTTTTTTGATTTTTATTCACACTTTGTTCCACCCATTTCCAATTGTGATATGAAATCAGGTAAAATATTTTCCAATTCATCATCTATTACATCTTCTGGTATAGTTGTATCAATAACGTTTTGTAATGATGTGTCTCCATTCAATATATCGGTTTCTTCCAATACCGCTTCTTCGTATTCTTGAGTAGGTCCTAACTGAGATATAGGTTCATCATCTGGTTGTTGAATTATAGCTGGTTCACTACCATCTTCAGATGGGAAGTTTATATTTGGAATAGGGATAGCTGGTGGAATTAGATATGCTGTCCAAGCTATTACCGCTGGTGCTGGTATTGGTGATGGTGCAGATGGATATAACGATGTTGTTTGTATAAATCCACCTATTGAAAATAAATGTACAATAGCCGCAAGTACAAACATATTAACCATTATCTCCTGTTTTCTTGCTGGTCTAATTGGTGGGTACATAGGCCAAGTACCAACGTTACTAACTATATTTGAATTAACTGCTATGTTTTGAATTGTACCTGGTGCTGGAATAAGTGGAATTGGGAATGGATTCATTTGAGCACCCGCCCAATATGCTTTTACACCATTTCCAAATTCATTTACCAAAGAAAAGTCTTTACCGGGTGGAGTTGCTAATCCTTTTAATAATGCTACTCTAAAAAGAGTTTCCATTATTTGTTTATTACCCCTATTGATTGATTCTTGATTTAATAAATCTCTACCACGTTTTACAGCCGCATCATATTCATCAGCCCAAATCTTTGCAACTTTATTTACATCTAAAGTGTTATAGTTTGGATTTGTTTTCCTTAATATATTTCTTTTGAATAATCCCCAAGACATTTTATGTAAGTTTATCAGTAACGTTACCAACTACATTAGTAGCACCACTAACCACTCCACCAACCGTATCAGTTACACCACTTACTGCTCCACCAACTGCACCAGCTACATCTGGTATTTCTGGTATAGGTGGTAATGATACCGATGGTATTTCTGGAATAGGTGGGATTTTTGGTAATCCTTTCTTTCTTTTTGGATTTTCTTCTAATTTCTTTTTTCTAAATTTTGGAATAGGTGGCAATTTAGGTAATGCTATTTTAGGTAACTTTGGTAACTCAGGTACCTCTACTTTGGGTATCTCAGGTAATTCGGGTAATTCAGTAGGTATTGAATTTGCTATATCTCCAACTTGCCCAGTTATATTAGATACATTGCCAACAACATTACCAACTGCACCAGCTACTCCACTTACGGCACTACTACCTGCATCAGCAATACCACCAGCGGTATCTCTTACTGAACCCAATCTTCCTTTTAAATCATCGTTTATTGCCATATTATTTTAATTGAACATTATTACTTAACAATGTATTTAGTTTACTTTTTAATGTTGTAAATTGTGCTATATTCGTTGGACCGGGTGATGATGGACCTGCTGGTGTTAAGTATATTTGTTGTACTATTAAATCTAACATCTCACCTAATAATTCAACTAATGTTTCACCTTTAGCGGCTGCTTCTAATGTACCATCCGTTCCCAATGCTATTGTACCATTACCAATATCAATATTAAAATCTCTATTCTTAGTATCAACAAATATGTGGTCATTCACTGTTAGGTTCATTCCTCTATTACTATCTAATGAAAATTTACCATCGGTTATCATACCAATATCACCCTTACTAGCTAATATCATTTGAGATGTTTTTGCTGAAAGTATAATCCTGTCAGAATTTAATAATATCTGATTACCCCTTAATTCATTTGGATAATCAAAAAAAGATTCTTTTTTGTTTTCTACTGGTAGTGTGTATTCCAATAAAGCGTTTCCACCACCTAAGAATATAATATTACCATCACTATTAACATCTTCTTCTACCAATACACCATCTTCTTTTTGTCTATTTTCTGGTGATTCTCCATTTCTTAAAATTAAAGAAGGAGAAAATTCATTATCAGTATTATTATACCCACTAAGTCTAATTGATTGTCCAAATCTACCTTGGAATAAAGTATCTCCTTCATATAATTTAAGTTTATGAATACCTTCCTCAATACCAAAGTAATCACCAAAACCATCAAAATCATTTACACTATTTGTATTTGAACGAGTAATTCCAGTACTACTTACTTTGGAGTAATTTTTTGATTTATTTCCAGTATCAGTTTCTTGAGTAGCTGGAAATAAACTTGATATTAAGTTTTCAGCGTTAGATGTGTTTGGTGATAATCCTTTTGAAATCTGAGTATAAATGTATTCACTACCTAACTTTTGAATGAAAACAGTTTGATTTCTAAGTGGTAATATAGTAACTGATGAATCTAATGGTCTAGCAAATATTAATTCATTATTTTGAATATCACTCACCAATCTACATTGAATAGAACCAACATCTGCTATTGTTCTTCTGCCTTCTTTTATTTCAGGATGGTTTTCATCCAAAATAACAGAATATACAACAGCTATATCACTTTGCTTTTCAAATACATCAGCAACAGAAGAAGCTGCTTTAGCTACGTTCCATAATAAGTTACCACCAAAAAAACTCATTTAACTTTCTATTTTTTGTTTTACTTCTTCTATTTCATTTTGTAAATCATCTACCCTACTAACCTCATCTTGAACTTGTTCAATCTCTGAAAGTAATTGTTCTCTTTCTGCATCGGTAAGATATCCAGTATCTCCTTCTGATTTTTGGCTTGATGCGATAATTCTTTGTGCGATAGTTGCTAACTTAACTAATTGGTCATCGTTACGAACTGATGTATCAATTAAGTCTTTGATGACCGGGCCTAAGATTCCCATATCACCATTATGTCTAATCATTTTTCTGATTTCAAAGATGACTTCAGAAATATGTTTCTTTTTATTTATTTGATTGTTATAGATATCCTCAAACAACCCACTAAGGTTTTTGCCTGGGAATAATTCGAAATCTGTTGACATAGTTTATCAATATTGTGTTCAATATATAAATATCAATAAACAAAAAAGTGTGGGATTACCTCCCCTGTCCTCTATATGCCTTTTTGTAGTTTCTGCTATTTTTAGATTTTGAGGTCTTACACTTAGAGTGTATTCCTGGTCTCTTTTTTTTAGAAGTTCCAAAACGATTTGATGTAATTATTTTTGCCATAATATATTTAGATTATACCAATAAGTATATTATACTAAACCAAACAAAAACAATCACTTATTCTTATAGAAAAATTCTAATATATCCCTTTCCAAAGTAACATCCATTACGAAGTTATCTCCATACATAATGCTAGTAAATGTTCCTTCATCTTCATCGGTTATTTCGATAACATAATCTATCTCATCAAATGTTACTTTATAACTTTCACTCTTTCTGATTCTTTGTATATTTTTGTGTTCCGTAGTTCTTTCAATAACTTCCTTACCACTTATATCAGGTACATTTAGAAGTTGGGTTACACACTTAGCATAGTTTGTTTTAAGGGTATCTATAAAGAAGATATCATCCATCTTACTCATTAGATACAATCGTTGTTTTTTATCCAAACCACCTGCTTTAAAATCACCAGTGTATTGTACGATTGGTAATGATAGTATTGCTTTTTGGGAATCTTCTTTTAATCTTTTAAAATCTACTTTGGATTTTATTTGATGAGGATGATTGATATCTCTATCACATGGTAATGCTAAAATATCATAGAATGTATTTGTACCAAAGTGTTCTTGTATTAGAGGACTCATCTTTATTCTTTTTCAGTAGCATATTTTACACCCATAATTGTACCAACGATTGAGAATGCGTTAGTAAGGAGAATACCAAACATATTACTCCAAGTAGAACCAATGATTTGAGTATCAGTACCAGACATCAATGCCAACCCATACATAACAGTTGTAAGAACACCAACTCCAACA